AAGAGGTAAGTTGGCTTCTTGCCAAGAAAGTAGGGATCTCATGAGCCGTATGCTATTGATCGTTCCAAGCCGTAAGCGCCCAAAGTCATGCGATGAAGTGCTGAAAGAGTTCACCGAAAAGTCCGTTTGCTCGGATATTCTCTTTGGTCTAGACGATGATGACAAGAGCGTCTATTCGCCAGAAGTGCTTGCAAAAGCAGAGATCAACCCGCGTATGCGCATGGGTGGGACACTTAACTTCTTGGCAAAGAAGTACGCCGACCAGTACGACTTCCTTGGGTTTATTGGCGATGACCACCGACCGCGCACGCAAGGTTGGGATCAACAGCTCTGTGACGCTATTGGCGACAAGCCAGGCGTTGCATACGGGAATGACTTGCTGCAGGGCAGGAATCTGCCAACAGCAGTTGTTCTATCTTCAAGCATTGTGCGCAAGATCGGCTACATGGTTCCACCAACACTGGTCCACATGTACATGGACAACTTCTGGCGCGACTTTGGCGATGCCATCGGCAACCTGCAATACCGAGACGATGTGATCGTGGAGCATCTCCACTACCTTGCTGGCAAGGCAGTCAACGACCTCCAGTATCAAGAGGTCAATGCTCCGCATGTTTATGAGAATGATCGAGTAGCATACGAGCTGTACGTTTCAGCAAAGATGGCGCAGGATGTCGCCAAGGTGTTGGCATGAAGATCCTTATCACCGGCCACAAAGGATTTGTCGGTCGCCACTTCACGAAGTACTACCGAGATCAGGGGCACGATGTCTTTGGCGTGGATATTGCCGCAGAGACGCCACGGGAAGCCAGAGATTTCTTCCGCAAGGACGATATCCAATGGGATCTTGTTATCCACCTTGCCGCTGTTGTTGGTGGGCGAGCAACGATTGAGGGAGCGCCACTCTCTGTAGCCGTTGATCTATCCATTGATGCGGAAATGTGGCAGTGGGCGATCCGTACCAAGCAGAAGCGCGTGGTGTACTTCTCCTCGTCGGCAGCCTATCCAATTGAGCTCCAGACTAGGGAGAACCATGTTTCGCTTGCCGAACACATGATCAATCTGAATGATGTCAGGAGCCCAGACTTCACCTACGGGTGGTCAAAATTGACTGGTGAGTATCTAGCGCAGTTTGCTGCGGCAGAAGGCGTCAAGACGCACATCTTCCGTCCGTTCTCTGGATACGGCGAGGATCAGGCGCTTGATTACCCATTCCCGTCATTCATTGACCGCGCACGACGCAAAGCCGACCCATTTGAGATCTGGGGAGATGGTCATCAGACAAGGGATTTTGTTCACATCAGCGATATCGTTGAGACAGTCAATGCGGCGATCCAGCAGGATTACACTGATCCGCTAAATATTGGAACCGGTCGCCCAACATCGTTCCTCGCCCTTGCTGATTTGGTGTGCGCTGAGGCTGGCTATGTGCCAGAAATCCAAACCCACCCAGAGAAGCCAGTTGGTGTCTTCTGGAGAGTCGCCGACCCAGCAGTGTCATTTGACATTTGGAAGCCACGAATTACTCTTGAAGAGGGAATCCACAGGGCGCTTTTGACACGCTGACAAGAACCGACTAGCATGCTCCTAGAAAGGGGGGCCTTATGAAGCCTTTGGAGTATCCGATTTACAAGGATGACGAGCAGACGTTTGAGAAGACGTTTGCCAAGATTTACAACGAGGCATATGAGTTGCTGTGCGAAAAGCAAGCACGGTATGGTGATTCCAACATTGAGCAGCTTGGTTTGCATGGAGTTATTAGCCGTATCGGCAACGACAAGATTGCCCGGGCGCGCAAGTTCATGCAGGGAAAGATCGTTGACGGTCAGGTCATTCTTGATCCGCTTGACGAAGGAACCTATGAGTCACTCGCCGACACGCTTCTTGACATTGCAAACTACGCCTTGATTGCCGTTGCGCTGCAGCGTGGTCTGTGGGGAGCGCCAATGGAGCGAGATCTTCCGGAGCGACCCACTAAGTGAACGGAGCGCTTGTTGAGGCAATCAAGGCCGCACGCAAGGAGGCTCGCATTGACGCGATCCGAGAGTGCATGCGTGCGCTTCATTCGGCAAAAGCATGGTCGGCAGCCCAAGAGGGCGACACAGAATATTATCGTGGGCTCCGAGATGGGCTCGTATTGGCAATGGAGGCAGTGGGGTATAACCGATGGGAAACACAACGCGGTATGAAGTCTGGAAACTCGAGCGAGCAGAAGAAGGGATAGGTTACCGATGGGCGATATGGGACAACGAGAGCCAAGTGGTCGTAAAAAGCGGCTTAGCAGTAAGCGCCGACGAAGCGGCAAAAAGCGCGACCTTCTGGCTTGGCTTCCTGACGGACGTTTCCCGAATGCAAATATTCAGCAAGTAGTGCATAAAAAATTCTTAAACGGATCATTTGTTATGAGTAACACAAGCAGCTTTGTTGTTGGGGTTGATAAGGTAACCGAAGACATGCAAAGCACAATGAAAATGCTCGGATCAGCGGTGAGCGATGCCGGATCTTGCGATGTCCTTATCTCTGGACCGTCTGCAGGAAGCCCATACTGGGAAAATGATATGAGCATGGTTGTTGACGGAACGCTTAGGGAAACATTTGTTCAGTCACTTGATGCAAATGAAATGATGCAAATATCTGTTGGCTGGATTAATCAGCAGGTGACACGGTGAGCGCCAAGAAAAGACTGCAGGCGCTTTTAGACGTGGCGTTGAAAGAGGATGTGACGCCAATGCTTCGTGGAATTGGCATAAGCCAGCGCGGCAAGGTAGAGCTGTTCTCTAGACTTGCATACATTGCTGGAATAAAGCGTGCTCTTGAAATTGTTGAGGAGTACGAAAAGGAGCAGGATTATGAGCGACGAGAAAAAGATAGTCGTTGACGCTAGGGGCCGACCACTCAACGGCTGGTACTGCACGCACTGCGATACCAAGGTAGAAGACAAGGTTGCAGACGGGTACCCAGCAAGTCTTTCCCCAAAATACAGAAACATCCTTTGCCACAAATGCAAAAAGGTAAAAGTCTTCAAATTCTGGAGCCAAACATGATGAGGATTTTCTCGCTTGCTTTTGCAATTCTGCTTATTTTTGCCCCAACAGTAGAAGCGGCTCAAAAGAAAACTTTTAGGGCTGTTAAAACTTGGCAGCAATCAGGACTATCCGGATGGGCACTTGATAGAATTAATCAAAAGTCAACAACGCTTGACGGGATAACAATCCTATCTGCATCTCGCGGCAATGGAATCACTGTATATGTAATTGATAGCGGCGTTGGTCAAGATGATTGCTATGGTCACGGGACCGTTGTTGCAAGCATGATTGCTGGTCAACAGTACGGTATTGCAGACGCGGCAGAAGTTGTATCTGTCAAGGCTCTTGATTGCAATGGATATGGAACAGAGCAGGCGGTTGCTGATGCGGTTAACTGGGTGCGACTAAATGCAGATCCAGACACATCTGTGGTCAACATGAGTCTTGGTGGGCCGGTATCTACGGTTGTTGATACTGCTGTTTCTCGTCTTGCCGCATTGATGCCAGTTGTTGCTGCAGCAGGAAACTCTTCCACAAGCGCGTGCAATATGTCGCCAGCCAGAGTCCCGGCAGCAATAACAGTGGCAGCGTTTGACCAATACAATTCACGGTCTATCTTTAGTAATTTCGGTTCTTGCGTAGACATCTGGGCACCAGGCTCTGCCATTGATGGCATTGACATGAGCGGCAAGCGGGTTCAATGGAGTGGGACGAGTATGGCTGCCGCTTTGGTAAGCGGGTCTATTGCATACATTGCGGATAGAGATAAAACAACAACGCTTGAGGCTGCGCAAACACTTCAATTACAAGCGTCGCGCCCATATTTCCTTGATGCTCGCCTTAATGGAAAGGCAGCGTATGCAGTGTGGATTAGAGACTAGAAACGAGCTCCAGTTTTAGCTCCGGTGAAGTAAAACTGGCTCCCAGATAGATCTGCCGCGTACACAAGAGCATCCACAAGGTCGTCATGTTCTCCATTTGGGAAGCCAGCCATTTCTGACTCTAGGTCTCTGATACCTGGTCCGCCTTTCAGGTGATAAACCTTTCCGGCTTCATAGCGAGCAGCAAGCGCTCGAGCACGAGTAACTTTGTCTTTATCTGGGCGAACCGGACGAGCCGGAAGATTAGTCGTGCCAAGTATCTCTCGCACAAATGTACTTTGATGTTGAACCGCTTCAATATTCACAGACTCTAGGCTCCGAGGGCTGTCGGTAATCTCTGGAGCGTTGGGAATCAAATATTGCGGCCAGAGCAGTCGCGGTCCGTTTTCTGCAACCATCTCTCCCTCACGAGTTACGCCAGTTAGCCAGTCGCGGTGACCCTCAACCAGACGCGCCTTCCATGCACCGATAACATACAAATTGTGCTCGGCATCCTCTACGACTTCAACGCATGAGGTGTAGTCACTGCGCTCCGAGGCAGATGATGCAAGGTCAATCCCAACCCTCCGAGCCCCAGCCGGCACGCTATCCACATGCTTAAATCGGTCATAGCGGAAGATGTTCCCGCCCATTGCCTGCACATCGTTTTGGAATTGCAGCATGAAGATTGGTGTGCCGAGCTCCTCACGCTTCTTGTCCATGTCGGCAACCGTGTACATCTCCGGCCATAGAATCTTGTCTCCCTCAATCGCCCGTCTAAGCATGACTGGCGTGCCTTTCTCCTTGAGGTCGTTGTAGAAGTCATCTTCGTGCCATCGAGTTCCGATGTACCAGCGCTTTGCCCCAGGGACGAGCATCGGGTCAACGACTTGCCAGTAGGTGTCAGCAGCTTTTTGACGCTGTACGGCGGTCGCGTTCTCTTTCATGCCGACCATGTCGTCGCCGATCAGGATGTCAAGGCGGGCACCGGGCTTGATAGAGCCAAGACCGTCTGCAAAGCAGGTGGCGTCTTTGCCCATATTGGCGCCTTTGATTGTCCAAACCTCGTCAGTCCACTTTGGACCAACTACGCCATCTTGAGCCCATTCAAAGATTTCGGCAAAGTATGGAGACTCAATGATTGCCTTGATAGCACGAGAGCGCGCCAGTGCATCTGAGAGCACGGATGTGAGCACGCCAACGCGAATCTTTCCTTGGCTGACGCCAATGAGTCGGGCAACACGATGGATTAACTGCGTGGTTTTTGCGTGACCGCGCGGCATAAGCACAAGCGCACGATCATTCTTATCTAGAAACCTTTCCATCTCTCGGAGATGCTTTGGAAAGACTAGATTGCTGACGTATTCCGCAAAAGCGGCGTCAGATGTTTTCGCTTGCTCCCTCAGCCACAGTCGGTACTGTTTGCTGTCCATCGTCAACCTCCTCTAAGGCTTCTGCCCAGTTCCGTAGCCGCTTGGCAAGCGCATCTGCATCAAGATTGTCTAGAGTGTGATCTGCCAACTGAACCACAAGCGGACCGCCATTTGCCCCCTTCAATTCAACCTGCTCTGGCTCATATGCCCCAGTCAGTTTGGCAATACGGTCAAGGACTTCCAACTGAAGCTTGAGGAACGCAACTTGCCCCCCAAAGGAGTTTTTGCGGGCGTCGGCATGACCAGATGCAGCCAACTTGGCAACCATGTTTGCTCTTTGTAGTAGTTCAATTTTACTCTCTGATTTGCTAATACCCTCCTCAAGCCACTCTTTCCGAATAGCACTAACATGCTTCCTGACGGTATCCGGCTTGAGGTCAACAACGGGCGCAATCTCATCATAAGAAACGCCCTGTAGCATAAGACGCTTAATTTTAGTACGCAGTTCGTCCTGCGCTTCCTTGGTGCGACGACCGATTTGTGCCATGTAACAATCCTACCATACAATCTGGTCTTTACGGCAAGTTGCAGAATTTCTGCGCAGGGTCTAGACTGGGCATATGAGACCAACACAAGCAACGCACCAGTTCCGAATTGCCCTTGTTGAAGCCATGCGCAAGCGCGGCGTGACATCAACTGCCCTCGCAAAAGCGATGAATGTCAGCCACTCCGCAGTTCGGTTTTGGGTAAATGGCAAGACAATGCCAACCTACAGCAATATCTCCATACTTGCCGAAGAGCTTGAGTCAATGGCTATAGCCAGGTTTGGACATAAGGCATACGAGCGTACCTGTGAATTTTGCAGCAAGCCTTATGTGATTACAGAACTTCGTTATGGGGCCAGCAAGACTTGCAGCTCAGTCTGTTCTAGGAAGAAAAAGTCTGCCGGAGTTCCAGCCCGCAAGGAAATTCCAGTCATGAATGCTGTAGCAGACTTTTGCCGAACAGAATGCCCATTTGGAGAGTCTGGGTCATGCCGGAACTCTGCTTGCCATCTTGCGCCATTCACACCACTTCCCTTTGCTGAGCCAAACATGCAAACCCCCACAAATCGGCGACCATGGACTCATGAGGAGCGCCAAAAGCGCTCAGAATGGTCCAAGAAGTATTATGCCGACAAGGAAAACCGAGACCGACAGGCGCAACGGACTAGAGAAGCCTTGGCGGGGCTCTCAAATGAGCAGAAAACAGCCCATCGTCAATCTATCAGCAAGTTTTATGCCAAGAGGCGGGAGACCGTAGATTAGTCGGTTCTAGCCGACCTGTGCCCATAGCGGTACAATACCGCCATGGCACTTTCCACCTACGACATTGCAGCGGAGCAGGGCAGCGACTACGCCACGACCGTGACATACACGGACGACAACGGGTCGCCTGTCAACCTTGCTGGCTATACATGCAAAATGCAGGTGCGGACCTCTGCTGGGGCCGCTACCCCAGTCCTTACCCTTTCTAACGGTAATGGAATGGCAATTACTGCCGCAACTGGTGTGATTGCTGTAACAATTACTGCCGCAGCCCTAGCAACGGTCCCAGCCGGCTCGTACAAATACGACCTTGAAATCGTCAGCGGCGCAGGGGCTGTGACTAAGCTTCTTGGCGGAGATTTTGATGTAGCGGCTGAGGTCACTCGATGAGCCCAGTAACGGTCACTCAGGTTAACCGAAATATCTCCGTTACCTCTAGCCCGGCTTCAGATCTTACGATTCAAAGCGGGGCTGTTGCCCCAGCAACCCACAATACCTATACCCATAGCCAAGCCTCTGCTGCAAGCACATGGACAATTGTGCACAATTTGGCGTGTAAGCCATCCGTCACGATTGTAGATAGTGGCGGTAATGTTCAGATCGGCGAGGTATTGTACGATTCCGACAATCAAGTTACAGTCACATTTGCCGCAGCATTTAGCGGCTATGCTTACCTAAACTGAGGAGACGCCCGTGAAGGTCCTGACGAGTCTAACGCTTAGCAGCTTCCTAGACCTACAGAAGAATGAGTTGCGCAATGCCGCCATTCAGGTGCTTGCCACTGCCCCTTCGTCACCAGTCACGGGTCAGATCTACTACAACTCAGATATCAACGATGGCCCAATTGGGATCATGGTTTACAACGGCTCCGCATGGGAGGCTGTTGGGTCAATTGATGGACTTCAGGGAACGGCACCAATCAATGTCAGCATTTCTTCTGGCGTTGCAACGATTAGCATTGATGCCGCAGATAGCGACAGCGCCGGTTCAATGTCGTCCGCCCATTACAACCTTGTCAATGGCGCAACCGATAACAATACCGCCAGCACGCTTGTCAAGCGAGATGCAGATGGGGACTTTGCCGCTCGAGATATTGATGCGCGCATGGTCATCCTCAGCGGAACAACCACAAATGCAACTGATGCCGCGACCAAGGCGTATGTTGATTCAGTAGCCCAGGGTCTTGATGTCAAGGAATCAGTGCATGTTGCAACGACTGCAAACCTTGCCTCCCTCAGCGGTCTGCTCACAATTGACGGACACACCATTGAAGCCGGTCAACGAGTCCTCGTCAAGAATCAGACGACCGCCTCTCAGAACGGTATCTATGTAGCCGATTCAAGCTCTTGGTCGCGAGCCGATGACTTTGATGGGACGCCTGCGGTTGATACTGGCGCATTCACTTTTGTTGAGTACGGTACTGTCAATGGTGGAACTGGTTGGGTCCTTACGACTACAGGGACAATCACCATTGGGACGACCGGGCTTACTTTCACGCAATTCTCCGGTGGCGGAACATTCACCGCTGGCGACGCGCTTTCGCTTACGGGATCTGAGTTTGATGTCAAGTACGACAACAGCACAATTGGCATCAACGGCAGCAATCAGATTGAAGTCAAGGACAATGGCATCACATCTGGAAAGATGGCCGCTGGCTCCGTTGAACTCAACACAGATACCGTTACTGGGACGCTGGCAATTGCAAATGGCGGTACTGGTGCAAGCAGCGTTGCCGACAATCTAGTCTTTGCTGGTCCGTCTACTGGCGGTCCTTCTGCCCCGTCATTCCGCTCACTTGTTGCTGGCGATATTCCAAATCACAGCACCGATAAGCTCACCAGTGGCACGCTTGGGGTTGCCCGTGGCGGTACTGGCGCTGCAACATTCACCGCAGGATTTGTCAAGTCTTCCGGCGGAACCGATGCACTCTCAACTGCAAGCACCGTATCGCTGACGACCGAAGTTACTGGCACATTGCCAGTCGCAAACGGTGGTACTGGTCAGTCAACGCTCACCAGCAATGGCGTACTGCTTGGTAACGGCACAAGCGGGATTACCCAAACCGCTGCTGGATCTGCCGATCAGGTCTTCCGTATCCCAGGTGCTGGTGGAGCGCCAGCATTCGGCGCAATCAACCTTGCGCAGAGCGCTGCGGTTACGGGCGCACTGCCAATTGCAAACGGCGGTACTGGCGCGACGACAGCCTCCTCAGCCCTTGCGGCCCTTGGGGGAACGTCAAAGTACACCGCCACTGTTGGAGACGGAAGCGCCACGACCATCACTGTATCCCATGGTCTTGGAAACATCTGGGTCACCGCTCAGGTATTCCAAGTATCCAACGGTGAGCAGGTATATCCAGACATCACAGTTGGCCTGACTACGGGAACCCCAAATGGAACTGTTGTTCTGGACTTCGCGTCTGCACCAACCAGCAACCAGTACAGGGTTGTCGTAATCGGGTAAACTCCGATCAGGAGGTAACCCGTGCCTAAACTTCTAAGCAGGATCAATCTTCCGCAATACGCGTCTGCGCCGTCGTCCCCTGCCCAGGGAGACATGTACTACAACACGACGGATGACACCGTCTATGTATACGACGGGTCAGCATGGCTTGATCTTGCCTCTGGTGGGAGTGGAACTGGAGATATCACGGCAGTTGTTGCCGGAACTGGCCTTACCGGTGGCGCCACAAGTGGATCTGCAACCCTAGATGTAGACACAACTACGATTGCCACGCGCGCATACGCAGAAAGCCTGACTACAGGCATGAACTGGCACGGGGCGGTACAGGCAGCAACAGACTTAGCGCTTCCAAATAGCCCAACGTATACAGCTGGTACAGCAGACCAGTCTTCTGGATATGGCATTGGCGCATATCTTGAGGCAGGGTCAAACGCAGTGCTTGTTGTTGACGGCCTTGGGTTTGATGCTGGCGACCGTATTCTTGTAAAGAATCAATCAAATGCAGCACACAACGGGATTTATACTGTTACTGCGCCTGGTTCAGTTTCAACCAAATGGAGACTGACTCGAGCAACAGATTCAAATAACAGCATTGCAAATCAAGTATCTGGAGGCGATGCCGTTTTTGTCTTGCCCGGTGGCGGCATTGAAAATGGCGGTCAGGGATTTGTTCTCACCTCAGAAGGGTCAATGGCTAATGCGGTTCACGCCGTTGGAGTAGACAATCAATACTGGACTCAGTTTACTGGTCTCGCTGGCGTTGTCGCTGGGAACGGTATCTCAATTTCTGGAGATACATTTTCTGTAAATAAAGGTGCCGGTTTGGTTTGGGGTTCTGGATCACCAGCAATCCTTGAAGTGGATTTTGACAATAGCGTTACTGGAACATCAACAACAAAGGCTGGAACCGCTGCCGCAGTAAAGCAAGCTTATGATGCCGCCACTGCCGCCCAGTCAACTGCAGATGCAGCGATTCCAAAATCGTTCCTTAGCGCAAAGGGCGCTATCGTTACGGCCAGTGGATCAGAAACTCCAGTAACGCTTGCGGTCGGAACAAATGATCAAGTTCTGGTTGCGAAGTCTTCAGAGGCTGGCGGTCTTGACTGGATTGACGCACCGTGGGCTCTCGCTGCAAACCCAACCATTGTTGGAACAATTACGATTGATAATGCTACAAGTGCGCCAGTTGCCCTTGGGGCCATCTCTGATGATGTAGTTCTTCACGCAGTCAACGAAGATGGCGCAACCTCAATCATTGTCCTTGACGCACATGGGACTAACAAGTTTGGCCGCTATGTATCGCGAACATCTGGCGGAACGTCAGCTTCCCCGTCGGCCACGCAGTCTGGTCAGACGATGGGCGAGTTTGCCATCTATGGTCGAGGAGCGACTGGATACCTTGCTACCGAATCGGTCATCCTGCGCGGGGTTGCCACAGAAAACTTTACAGATAGCGCTGGTGGGGGTAAAGTTGAAATTGTTCTTATCGGCACCGGCACCACATCCCATACCACCGCTGCAACAATTTCAACTAACTCGCTTGATATTGCAAGCGGGGCATCCTTCAAAATTGCTGGGACATCGGTCCTGTCGTCTACAACCCTTGGGTCTGGCGTAACGGGCTCGTCTCTTACCTCAGTCGGCACAATTGGAACCGGAACATGGCAAGGAACAGCCGTTGGCATCTCCTATGGCGGAACCGGGTCAACAACCGCCCAGGGGGCCAGAACAGCAATCCTTCCGTCCCAGACAAGCCAAACAGGCAAAGTTCTCCAGACGGATGGCTCAGATGTCGTGTGGTATTCTCTTGACTCCATCACCGTTGATGGTGGATCAGCTTAAGGGGAGATGTATCTGTGTCGCATAACACCATCAAGTTCATTGCAAGTAGGAAGGTACTAGAGGAGTACTGGCCAAAGCCAATCAGTTACAAGATGCCTGATTGGTGGAAAGAGATGCCGTCTTACGGCGGGTTTGAGAACAGCCCCCCAGACAAGAAGGTCATGAATAATGCTGGTGACTACAACTCTACGATCAAGCGCTGTGTTCCTATTCTTGACAGCCTAAGCCTTGGATATGTTATTTACACAGACCAAGACATGTATGTTGAAATTAACGAGAAAAAGGATCACGACGACCCAAACGAGCCGACAAACTTGCGGTTTTCATGGCGCCCAGGAATTGCCGACGGCTCAAAGGTTGTTGAAGGTCATAGGTTCGGGCAGGCGGCAAACCATCCGCTGGCAAAGTTATACCCAGGTCGCGATGTATTCAAGTGGATTAACCCTTGGCACATCCAAACGCCGCCTGGCTATTCAACCCTTTTTGTGCCGCCCATGAACAATCCAAACGGTTTCTTTGAGGCGCTGCCTGGTGTGGTAGATACGGATACATATACAAATGTGATTAACTTCCCATTTGTTATCCACGAAAAGTCTATCCAGACGATTATTCCTGCTGGAACTCCAGTTGTTCAGGTTTTCCCATTCAAGCGAGAATCTTGGAAGATGGAAACCCAGCCGACCGAGAAAGACCTTGAGCAACTTGATCGAGCAGAGCGGACGTTCATTGCGCACATCGCCTCAACGTACCGCAGGTTCTTCTGGTCAAAGAAGGAATTTAAGTAATGCCAGCGCAGGCAAGGATTAAGCCACGACGCGATACGTCCGCTAATTGGGCGTCGGCTAATCCTGTCTTGCAGTCTGGTGAAATTGGTTTTGACACGACCACAAACCAGTTTAAGATTGGCGACGGAACAACCGCGTGGAGTTCTCTGGCGTATGTGACAGAGACGCCGTCTGGGGCTCAAACTAAGGCAGATACCGCAGAGTCTGATGCAATCACTGCTGCCGCTGCAGATGCGGCATCACAAATTTCCACACATGCTGCGCTTACAGCAACACATGGTGTTACTGGGGCAATTGTTGGAACCACAGATGCGCAGAGTCTTACAAACAAGACAATTGATGGCAACAACAACACCCTGACTGTCCTGAACGCCCAGACCACTGCTACAGCATCCGCAACCGCAAGCACCATTGTTCTCCGCGATAGCAGCTCAAATACCGCGATCAATCAAGTTACTCTTGGCGCAGACCCAAGCAACGCCATGCATGCAGTCACTAAGCAATATGCGGACAACATCTCTGCCGGAATCCATGCCCACGAAGCCGTTAAGGCTGCGACAACCACAAATCTCTCTGCAACCTATACGGCAGGAACATCAGATGCGTCTGGCGGCCTCGGTATTGGTGCAATTCTTACAGCATCATCAAACGGCGCGATCAGCATTGACTCATACTCAGCCGCCCTAAATGACCGTATTCTTGTAAAGAATCAAACTACCGCTACAGAGAATGGTGTGTATAAAGTTACAACTGTTGGCGATGGCAGCACGCCGTGGGTACTAACTCGAGCAGATGATGCAAACAACAGCCCAGCTGGCGAGTTGAATCAAGGCGACTTCGTCTTTGTTCTTAACGGCACGGTGAACGCCAACATGGGATATGTCATGACTGCTACAGGCACATCAACCAACCCGACTGGCGCAATCAAGATCGGCACCGATAATGTGACCTACACCCAATTCACCGGTGCGGCTCAGATCACAGCCACCGCCCCACTCCAGAAGTCTGGAAATACGCTTTCTATTGATGCTGCTACGACCTCTGCTGCCGGAACTCTAAGCGCAGCCGATAAGAGCAAGCTTGATGCCCTTCGCATGCCAATCTCGTTCCACATTGCCGGAACCCTATCCACTGGCGTAAAGGCCCCAAGATTTATCTCCCCAGTAGCGTGTACGCTTTCTAGCGCTCGAGCATACGCAAATGCTGGGTCTGGCGTGACATACCGACTCGTACTTAACGGTTCAACAAACTCTAATACTAGCGCCAGCGTCGGTCAATCAGTTGTAACTACAACCCTATCTACAGTTACCTCTTTGGCTGTTGGCGATGTTCTGCAAGTAGAGATTGTTAACGCTGGAACATCTGGCGCTGATCTTTCTGTGACAATTGAGGCTTCATACTAATGACACTTGCAGCAGATACCTTTAACAGGTCAAACACATCGCTCGGCACGATGGGCTCTACCGACACGGGTAGTCTTGCTTGGCAGGGAACAACCAACTGGCAGATTGATAGCAATGCAGCAAAGAATACCCAGTCTGGAGATGTTTGTTGGGTGGTCATCCCAAACGCAGATGCCGAGATTGGCATTGAGACTGGCGCATCTACAACACACGGAAATGGCGTTGGGGCGTCCTTCTGGGTGGAAGACGCCAGCAATTACTGGATTGCCTATGTGCATGGAGAGCGATACCAAGACGGAACTACCTGCGTAGGTGGATACTATTCATGCCAGTCATGCACCGCCTGTGGCGGTGGAAATGTCAACCCAGTTGTCTACACATCGGGTCAGACGAATACTTATGTGCAGGCCCTCGGGTGTGGGTGCTCAACGACAACGCACGGATCGTGCTCGTGCAGCGCAAACGGTGTTGCCTCACGATCAAGCGGTAATGTCATTGAGACCCAAAACATCTGCGGTGATGCAAACTGCGAACAGCTTGTCGGCAACAATGCAGAGACATGCGTCAGTTATTTCAACTACAACGCATATTCATACAATGCAGACACTGGCGGAAATGCAAACTACTCTTACAACGCCCCAACCGGGGGCAACGCTAAGTATTCCTACAATGCCCCAAAAACCACATACAGTTACAACGCCAACTCGTTCAAAGGGAATACATTTAGGGACAACGGCAATATTGTTTCGTATTCTCCAGTTCCTGGGAATCTAAAAAGCTCAACAACCCCAGGAACATCATTTATCAGCGGTTACAACTCAATCACTCCAGGAAACAGCAAGATTGCAAACTACAACGCCATTGTTCCAGGGAATCAGAAAGGCGGCAATAAGAACACAACCGTCTACAACTGTTCACCTGGAAACTATACAACTGGGCCATGCACAACCTCACCATGCTCGCCAACATCTGGAACATATGCCTGCGGAAATATCACTTGCGCCAGCGCTAACCAGACATGTACATCGTGTGGCACTACTGGCAAGCAGTATACGATTGAGTGCACCTGCACTAAGAGCGGCGGAACTACGAACGCATGCGAAACCTGCGTGCCGACATCTGGCGCCGAGTGCTATGACGCCTGCTTGACAACGACGCCAAACTATAAGTATCGTTACAAGCTTAAGGTTGATAGGGTTGCAGCCGGCACGCGAACAAATCATTACACGTCTGCTGCGCTTTATGACAGCACAAGCTCTACGGAGTCATGGGGCTCTATCAAGGTCGTGACTAGCGGCGCTGACTATACAGCCTATGTCTATACCGATGCAGCATGGACAACCGAGGCGGCAAATTCCGGTCTTCAGGCGTCTGGTCAGAGCGATTATTT